GCATCATATGCCATCGTCAATGCAAGTTCAATCAGTTTCATCTTGTCTTCCAAACGGTCAACAAGTTCAACGTCAATAATGTTGTATTCAATAAACTTCTGCCATCCTTTTGTATAGAAGTCTTTGAATGTATCAAACTCACTGTGATCTAATTTCTGTTGCCCAAGTTCTACTTTAGCAATGTAATCTAATCGATATGATTCTTGTGCTTTATATGTAAACTTCTTGTATAGATCTAAGTAATCAAGTTGAGTCACACCACCAACATCAAACGTGGTATGACTTCTTCCCATAAGATGAATCTCACCCTCAGATACAAGACCCCAAGGTGACATACGTTTCATTGTCTTCTCACCAAGAACACGATTGATGCGTTTGCAAATGTATGGTATATCGTATAGTTGAATGTTCCAGCCAGTAATCACATCAGGAACATCTTGCATCCAATGATTAATAAAGGTGCGAAGTAAATTCTCTTCAGTATTACAACAATGATATGTTACATTCTTTTGTGTATTATTAAATGGTTTAACACCCCATGTAATGATTTCTTTTGTTGTATAATCCTGTATTGTAATCGCAAGTATTTCCTCTACACAAGATTCAACATCGGGGAATCCTTGTTCAGATGACACCTCAATATCAAGAGTGACTAATTTAATTTTACTAATATCAAACTTGATCTCATCCTCTGGATATTTTTCTGATATGTATTGATAGATATATCGATCATTTCCATATATTTCAAATCCCTCGACTTCATCATACTTCTTAAAAAAATCACGACAATCTCTTACAGATCCCGGATTGATAGCATCAACCGAAACACCATTCAATGTTTTGTATTTTGTTTTCTTTTTTGATCTAACGAAAAGAGTGGGAAAGAACTCATCTCTGTGTTCATATCTTTTCCCATTCTCAACACCACGAACCAGAAATTGATTACCAATCAACTGGACATTAGTATAGAATTTCATTTAAGAAGGTCTTGATATTTTTCAAGTAAAGTAGGTTTGGGATCAACAAGTGTGAGGATCTTATCTGATGATAACATAAAAACATTCTGATTGGTAGATTCAACTAACCAAGGAGACAAAGTATTATTATCTCCAACTATAAAAGGTTCAGTTAATTTGCAATCAGGTTGTCCAATGTCAGCACCAATCTCATCAATCTGAGATATTAGTTTTTGCTGATTCATCAGCACTATCAGTTTGATCGGTGGTTTCTCCATTTAAAACTTCCTCTTTATACATTTGTTCAATTTTTTCGATGGGTGTTACCATAGTTACAACCCAGTCAGTTGGTAGTGGTATAGCCTTCTCTTTTGCAAGGGGCATCCACGGAAACATTGATATAGATGTTTCTTTTTTGTCGTTATTAGATTTTTTTGGTATTAACTTAACCACAACAGGTTTTGTAAGAAAATATCCAATAACTTTTTCTTCGGGAGAAATCATCTCCTTGACATCAGCGATGACATCTTCACCAGATTTAAGTAATAATATTTTTACCGTCATTTAGTTTTTTGTCCTCATATAATTATAACATAAAAAAGGGGATCGTCAAGATCCCCAAGTTCCATCTCGAACTCGTTTTTATTTAGAGATAATCTTTTCGAGCATGATGTTCTGGAACTACTTTACCTAGATTAATTACAAGTAATCCATCTTCAAATTTTACATCCTTTACAACCACATCATCTGTAAGTTGCCATTCTCTTTTAAATGATCGTTGAGCCATCCCACGATGGACATATTCATTTTCTTTTTTTTCGTTTTTCTTTCCTTCTACAATAATCTTTCCATGTTCAGTGTAGACTTTAACTTCACTTTTTTTGAATCCTGCTAATGCAATTTCTAAAATAGATTCGTGATTATTTTCTTGCAGAATATTAAATGGTGGATAAGTGGAGTTTGGATTTTGCCAAAAACTTTCAATTGCTTTATCAATACCTATTGAATTGGCTGTTATCTTTTCAAATAGTTCTCCTAGATCTTTTGCGCGATAAATGTTAGTCATAGTTCTCCTTTAATAAGCGAGTGTGAATTGTGTCCCCGAAGGCGACATACTAATTATACAACAAGACAAAAAAAAGAGGGGTGGTGAACCCCCCTAAATTATGTTCGGTTATGTATGAATTACGGTAAACCGATTATTTCAAGTAATCTCTTGTTTGTATCTTGCCAATTGTCTACATGATAATTGACTCCACCTCTTTCGTCAACCTCCTGTGCTAAAGGATAATCATTACCATTCTCATCCATTCTATCACCAAAAAAATGTATTATGTCATCCTTGTCAAAATCACGTAATATTTGACTCTTATCACTTCCTTTTGTTGATATATCAACTCCAGTTTCTCCTCCTACAAATGCATGGAGATCAGGAAACTTCTTATTAAATCTTTCAGCGATCTTAACTCTTTCGTTTGAATAGTAATCCCATTTCTTATACAACCCTCTCTGTTCAAAATCTGCACCCCTACCAAGAATACTAAAATTAATACATCCCGGTCTCTGCTCTATATGTGTTCCTGTTCGTATAGGAAATCCACTATAATTTAATTCTTTCAGTAAAAAGTTAGTAACTTCTTTAGAAGGTGTCCAAGGATTTTGAAAAATAAGTTTATCCTTTTCATAAACTGCATTTCCTGCACAGTTATAAACTCTTTCTGCTCGATTATATACATCTAAACCAACTTGGTCTATAGTCTTCTCTCTGTCACTTCCGGTTACAAGATAAACTGGATGATTACATTCAAAGATAATAAACCATGCCATAAAAGACATATCCATTTGTTGACGACTCGGTGTGAGAGTGCCGTCAATGTCAAAAATAAATTTTTTCAATTATTCAGATTCGGTAGTTTTTCCTTTCTTCCCAATATTGTATTTCTGCTCAAGTTGCCATTCAGATTTATTCTTATATGATAAGACTTTAATTTGATTTAGTGGTGCGATATCAATACAACTATCCTCTTTAACAATAGAAATAAGTCCCCAGTCAGCCAATAAATGAGTTATGCGATTACGTCTCTGCACATCATTAATTGTTAGATTAGCATGCTTACCATCTAAAGCGAATAATTCTTTAAAGTGAACAATATAATATTTTCCTTGCTTATGTAAAATATGGCAGGATTGATAGAGTTTTTTCTCTTTTCTAGACGCAACTCCAATACGGGTTAGTGTCTCACGAACTTTCAAAAAATCATCTGGTTCATTTAATACAACCTCTAGCATTTGATCTTGAGACCATTGCACAGTAGGTTCAACAGTGACCGTCATTTCATTCCTCCAGTATCAAGTCGTTGTTTAATAAAAGTAATCTGTTCGGCGGTTAAAATTTTCAGAGCTTGTGATGCTTTTTCATTACTATAACCATAGTATTGTTTGACAATTTCAAGGTCTGTGACTTTATCCTTACGGAGCCAAGGAGAGAATCTCTTCTTTTTCCTAAGTGTATTTAGATAAAAAGAATATTGAAGATCCTTATCTAAGAAAGGATATTTATTCATCTCATTTGCGAACATTACACAATCAAGATGTCCTGATAAACAACGATTAATAATGTATGGAGGATAATCTTTTATTACACTTGGATCATCTTCAGTTAAATTTTCTTTATTGAAGTTGATCGAGTTCAACCAATCTTTAAGTTCCATTATCTTATAATTTGAATATCTTGATCTTCTGTCCAGAGTTCGACCTCAG